CCGATGATCTTCAACGAGATGCCACGATGCCTCATCACTGTTGAAAACAGCCACGAAGCCTGCCGGAATATCTGGCGGTGCAATATCGATACTGTTTGCTGGCAGACCTGTATGAGGCGGAATATATGCGTCACCTTCACCAATAAATTCATTAGTTCCGGCCAGCAGATTATAAATTTTTATGGTCCGTGGTTGTTCACTCATTCTGAATGCCATTATGCAAGCCTCACAATATAGTTAAATGCGATGTTTTTGACGGTGTTTTCCGCGTTACCAGCAGCGTTAACGGTGATGGTATGTCCATGTGAACCAATCGCAACGGAGTGCGTATGAGCACCAATACCGACAGTATGTGCGTGTGCACCTGCGCTTGCAGCAGTACCCGATACAGAGTGCGTATGAGCGCCTGCAGAAGAAGTGTTAACACTGTATTTAGAATAATCAGGTGATCCACTTCCCGGAGCACCACTGGAACCACCTGAAACAAATGTCATCGAATGGGTATGTGCACCGGCTGAAGCAGCCGTACCGCTAACACTATGGGTATGCGCACCAGTGTTATTCGTGGATTTAGTGCCGTAATCAAACGACGATGTGGTTTTCGTCCCCAAATCCGTACTGGATACGCTGGCGCTGTGGGTGTGTGATTTAATGCCGTCCTGTTCCTGAGACAATACGGCTCGATCACTGGCGGGCTTGCCCTTAATCGTCCAGCCACGCATATCAGGGATCACGCCTGACGGATAAGCGGCTGCAAGTTTCGGGTAAGCAGATTTGTCAAAAGTCTGCCCCTGCATCAGGGCATAACCAGACGGAACGGTATCTGATGGCCACGGGATTGGTGCACCGACTGGATAAAACTCTGCAGGAGGATGAGCCGAGGTGTAAAGCTGCGCCCACGGCGACCAGTTTGCGCCGGTCGTATCCCGTCGTGAACGAATAAATGCCGGAGCATGAGCACCGCTTGTACCACTCCAGCCGATGAGTAACTCACCTTCGCCAACGGCTGTCATCCCTTTCAGGTGAATGATATTTCCATACGCTGTTGGATATCCGTTGTTATACACCTCGTATAGCCAGGTCATACGCGGCCTTAACGGCTTTTGGCGTTGCCGCCAGTGACTCGGAAGTGCTGTTAGTCGCACTGCTGAGCTGTACTATCCCCTTTTTCGTCGTGCTCGCATCCTCAAGCGCCACGGCGGATGCAATATCCTCTGCCCGTTTTGCCGCTGTCTCAGCGCGCGTTGCTGCGGATTCTGCCGTACTTTTGCTCTGTGCTGCCGCTGCCGCACTGCCAGCAGCCTCTGTCGCCTTCGTGGATGCCGTCGTGGCGCTGCCCCTCGCTGCTGACGCCTGTCTGGTCGCCTCATCTTTTGAAGCAGACGCCGATGATGCCGATGACGCCGCCGAACTGGCGGACGATGCGGCAGCCGTTTTTGAGGATTCTGCGTTGGTTTCCGACGCTTTCGCGTTCGTTTCGGATGTCTTCGCTGCGGAAGCAGACCTCGCTGCTGCGCTGGCCTGTTCAGTGGCTTCGCCAGCCTTCGTTGTGGCTGTTGAAGCGGACGATGCGGCGCTTTCTGCCGATTTTCCGGCGGCGCTAGCACTGGCTGAGGCCTGCCCGGCACTTGTTGACGCTGCACTGGCAGACGACGCAGCCGCTGTTTTTGAGCCTGCCGCAGCTGAGGCACTCTGTTCCGCTGCCGTTTCAGAAGACCTGGCGTTTGTCTCAGACGTCTTTGCCGCCTTCGCGGAATTGCCTGCCGCCGTTGCCGAGGAAGCGGCACTAACCGGGGCAAATGATGAGTATCGTCCTGTTAACCTGCGGCGCTGACAGCCACCGCAGCCACTGCCACAAAATCGCCGTCAGAAGTCATGCCCACAATGCTGACACTGCCCTGCTTCACGCCTTTCACCGTGGCCACAAGCCCGTTCAGGGTCACCGTGGCAGTCTGTGGATCTGTCGAATGCACACTGATCGCTTTGTCACTGGCTCCGTCAGGTTTTACTGTAAAGGTCAGCGTGGTGGTTGCTCCCACTTTTACACTGGCAGATGCCGGTGCCACCGTCAGCCCGGTAACGCTCACTGTTTCAGTGCCTTCCTCTGCCAGATACGGACGCCCCACACCGCTGATTTTCACTGTGCGGGTCATCACGTCTTTTGAGGCAATGGTTTTACCCAGTGAGCTCAGCCAGCCACGGAAAACATCAACAGTGCCGTTGGGATATTTGATACGAAACGCGCAGACTTCACCGGAGTCGAACAACTGAACCAGTTTTTTCTGCCCGCTGTCACCCGGACGCCAGGCCAGCGTCGCCGAAGTATCACCGACGGATTTCTGCCCCTGGGTTGTCGTTTTCCAGTCTGCATCTTCATCATCGAGATAAGTGTCATCTTCTGCATCAGCGGTCATTTCGCCAGGTTGCAGATCCTTCACCATCGCAAGACGCAGCCAGTCAGTGTCCGATAAAGGGTTCGCAAACGCATCGCCCTTGCACCAGATGCGCGGGACGTCTTTGTTGTCCGGTGTGCTGATCCGCCTCAGTGCCCTGAAAGAGTATGAAGATTCTGAGCTGACTGCAGCAAGGATCGCCGCTGCTCTGGGGATGTACATCCGGAAAGGCGACGGGCAGAGCTATGAACCGGATGGTAATGGCAGCAAGGAGAATGAACGCGAGCTTACCATTCAGCCAGGCATTATTTACGACGATCTGAAACCCGGCGAAGAAATCGGAATGGTGAAGTCGGATCGTCCCAATCCTAACCTTGAAACTTTTCGTAATGGTCAGTTGCGTGCCGTGGCGGCGGGCAGTCGTCTGAGTTTTTCCAGTACGGCACGCAACTATAACGGCACTTACAGCGCCCAGCGTCAGGAGCTGGTTGAATCCACTGATGGCTACCTGATCCTGCAGGACTGGTTTATTGGTGCCGTCACCCGCCCGATGTATCGTGCCTGGCTGAAACAGGCTGTGGCATCCGGTGTTATCAGGCTACCCCGCGATCTTGATCGTTCTTCACTGTATACCGCGGTGTATTCCGGACCGGTGATGCCGTGGATTGACCCTGTTAAGGAGGCTGAGGCCTGGAAAATTCAGATTCGTGGTGGAGCGGCGACAGAATCAGACTGGGTACGTGCAGGTGGTCGTAATAAGCATCACCGATCCCGCTCACATTTGACATAAGCAACTCCATCTGGCAGGTGAAAATCATGTTTATTTATATATTTCAATTAATTGTAAACTGGTCTAATGACAGGGAGAAAAAAATATTGTACAGGTAAAAAGAGAAATAACTTTTAATTATCAATAAATTACCAAACATGCTGCCGCCGCCATGGAAATGCAAAAACTAGCCTTTTTCCGCGACGCTCCCGCCCCGTGGCAGGGGCCCCCACCGGGAGGACCCGACAGCCTGACAGCCTGACAGCCGTGATGAGCATCTGATACAGCGCTTTACATAATGGCATAGGAATAATTCAGAAGGACATCACAGCATGCCCACACAAATTAGTGTGAGTGTCCTGTTTCTTCCTACGCACAGGACTGACGAGCATGAGGGGAAAATATGCGAACCATAAATGCCTCATCTTCAGCAATGCAACCGGCATCCGAACAGGACGATATTGTAAATTCACCTAATTACGAGGACATTGCAGTAGTTGAATTGCAGCTCTGTATTAGCCTGACAGTGACAGAATGCGATATTGACTCTGTCACAGGTGAAATAGTTTGAATGATTAGCAGTTATGGTGCTCAGTCAACCACCAGGGAATAATCCTTCGAATTCTTATCGTGCTTCACCAACGCTGCCTCAATTGCCCTGAATGCTTCCAGAGACACCTGATGTTCTATACATGCAATTACAACATCCGGGTAACTCATAGAAATGGTGCTATTAAGCATATTTTTTACACGAATCAGATCCAACGAGAGTTCATCAGCAGATTGTTCTTTATTCATTTTGTCGCTCCATGCGTTTGCTCGTCATCTAGCGGTTAAAATATTACTTCAAATCTTACTGCATAAAAGAGGAAAAGTATGAAAGTTTGAGTACATCGACCTTACATACATCTGTCGGTTGCATATCCCTCCTGGATGCCAGCAAGGCTCAATTTTGTTACGCAATCAACACTATTCATCAAAAACAGGCTTAATATTTGACATAAATCATCAACAAAACACAAAGAGGTCAGACCAGATTGAAACAATAAACACGATAATGCTAACTACGCGCCATCGTATCACATGGAAGGTTTACCAATGGCTCAGGCTGCCATTTTTAAAGAAATATTCGATCAAGTGCGTAAAGATTTAAACTGTGAATTATTTTATTCTGAGCTAAAACGTCACAATGTCTCACTTTATATTTACTATTTAGCCACAGATAATATTCACATTGTGTTAGAAAACGACAACATAGTGTTAGTAAAAGGACTCAAAAAGGTTGTAAATGTTAAATTCTCCAGAAACAAACATCTTATAGAGACCTCCTATAATAAGTTGAAATCAAAAGAAATCACATTTCAACAATACAGGGAAAATCTTGCTAAAGCAGGAGTTTTCCGATGGGTTACAAATATCCAGGAACACCAAAGATATTACTATGCCTTTGATAACTCATTACTATTTACTGAAAGCATCCAGAAAACTACACAGATCTTACCACGCTAAACCATAACGTCCGGCTTCTCTCACTCCTGAGCCGGACTGCATTGGTTTAATAAAAACCATCAACAATTGTGATTTAGATATTCGGAACCATTCAAATATAACAAAACCCCGTAAAAACGAGGTTTATGGATAAATTTTATTATTGAATACATCAGATTAAATTAATCTTGACATCATAGCTTTCAAGACCCGTCATTTTTTCCCGTGCGGTAAACTGAATACTGGTAACTTCTTTCCCGGTCTTTTTCTTAAGTTCAATAATTTTTTTTGTTATATATTCAGAAATATCTGCTTCTGCTTTTGTTTTTAAGTTTTCAATATTCATCATTTCCTCTTTTAGTCTGTTATGACTTTCCAGTTACACAGTAAGTCGATTATATGGTGCAAACGTGTAAAAGATAAGATGAAACATCGCAATAATCAACATACGATAGTCTAAATTTTACACAAACAGACAAAGAGGATTTTCCTGAATTATCAATACAATAGCATAAAATCAACTCAAGAGCCTTATTGCTGCTTCCAGAATTTCTTCTGAAGTAACATGTCGATCCGCGGCTACATAAATGACTTTATGATCTCCGGTCAGAGATGGAAACCCTGCGGCCATTACAGTAAGGTGTGTTTTTTCGCCATTTGGATATTCACGCATGATGGTGTTAACTCCAGTCATCGCTGGCACTACCACTGCTGGTTCAGAGTTAAAAAAAACTATGATTTTTTTCATGATGTTACCGTAGTATGTGAGTATCCATCGAATAGATACCAAGCAAAAAAGCTCCCGAAGGAGCCTTCATTTTCACTTTTTTAAATCCAACGACAGACGGCTGGCATTTAAGTATTGTGAAATATTATCAAATGTAATCATCATTGATTTACAAAAGATACATTTTGCCCCGAAAGGATTCATGTCAGAAACATCAAAAGATGATGTTCTATACTGGGAACCATGACAACACGGGCATCTAAAGTGAATATGGTTTGTAATATTGTCTACCTCAAAGCGCCACTACATGAACAGCGGCAGGACCTTTAGGTCCGTTCTCAATACCAAATTCAACTTCCTGATTCTCAGTTAATGTTTTGAAATCGTTGCTCTGAATTGCTGAGAAATGGACAAACACATCTTTGCTGCCATCTTTCGGCGTGATGAAACCAAAACCTTTTTCAGGGTTAAACCATTTCACTAAACCAGTCATTTTGTTAGACATAATTATTACCTTTTGAAGAAATTAGCCCTTGGGCAGAATGGTCCGAAAAAAAATATCAGAGAGAAAAACCAACAAGGAAATCTCAAGAGGTACAAATAATAAAATTATAACAATGACTGCTTCAGATAAATTTGTAACAAACCAGAACACCATTAACGCATGATTAACCACCCATAGCAAGGATTACTTTTGTAAAGAAAAACACAGCAATGAAAGAATAGCTTTATTTATTAATAAAACGTGTCATTCTGATTAAGACCTTTTATCTTACCCTTAAGATTTCAGGAATTTTGGCTCATGGAAGAGTCCTTTTTATTTAAATTTTACATTCCGCGATGTAAATGTTCCGATTTAATATTACCCTACATTTGATGCTTTTTATCTCTTAAAGATTCATAGATCTGTTGACAAGTCACTCCTGCGATGTAGCGTTCGTCAGCAATTTCAGCATAAAGCTGAGCTTCTGCTGCAATATCTCCGAGCATGTTGGTGAGCATTCCTTCGGCGGTTTTGGTTGTTTTGCCTCTGACGGCAGCGGCAAGATCTGCGGTATGCTTCGCTGCGTCAAGGCGTATGGCATATTTTTTTGCTTCGGCACGCAACTGGTTAACACTATCAGACAGATAAGCAGCCCTGGCAGAAATTTCAGCAGATTTCTGTTGTGCATCTTTAACAGCCTCATCACGGGCTATAGTTCGCCCCTGTTCAATTATTCGAGCAGCAAATTGAGCATTTACCTCTTGTGATAATGCGGCAGCATCACGTTCCGCCCATTTTTTTTGCCATCCTCTGTCGCTCCAGACATTTCCGACGATAAATCCTGACAACACGAGAAAAATCACCATGAATATCTGATTCACTGTTCTATCCCCCAGCAGGTTAATGCGCTCTCCTGGTCACGACGAATAACCTGACCGTAACAGTTATTTGAACGAATGCGGCAATCGCGTCCGCCATCCTTAATCCACCAGCGAATCGCTTCGCATGCACCTTTACGATCACCAGCATTCAGCCGCTTATAAAACGTCGACGGGAAACACTTACCGGGGCCAATGTTATAGGGACAAAATGACGCGATACCCGCTTTTTGTGGTTCGGTCAGTGGTACTTTAATATTGCGCTCCACCCATGCCAGCGCCTTATCACGCTCAATGGCGTTGACCTGGTCGCATTTTTCCTTCGACAGTTTCATATTGGGAAAAACGGTTTTTCCATCCACCACTGTGGCACCCCGACAGATGGTCCATATGCCAGAACCATCGCGGTATGCCATTGTGTGGTTACCTTCTTTTTCGTCCAGAAACTGGTCAAGTATCTGAGGAGCAGATGCGCCAGCACCAATCAGCGCCAGAACGGCAGCCGACAGGCCGTATCTGATTTTTGTGTTCATATATATTTATGATGAGGACGCTCGTGCTTATTGGCAGGATTTTCAATCTTAAAGGAGTACTGATGCTGCAGATAAGACTCAACTTTTTCTGACAATTTTTCTGCTACTTCCAGGAAGACTTGCCGGACGCTCCTTCTGGCTGCTGCCTCATAAAACTCCAGCGCAGCTCCTTCAACACGGTCCATGGCGACATCCAGGTCAAAAATTTCACCGTCAAAGCGTTCCTTGTCCTGTAAGGCTACAGTTACCGTAACTTTATTCTCAAAATTACGGACTCCTTTCACAACCAGTTCATAGTCTTGAGTCATTGGATTACTCTCCTCTCGCAGCCTTACGCCTGTCTTCTTTAATCTTGAAATAAAGATTTGTCAGATACGTCAGCAGGCCAAAAACCAGGCTATACCACTGATAATCGGTCAGGTCTGGTACCAGCTTCTGGACATGACGTCGTGCCAGCGTGGTCGGTAAACGACTAAACCGGTTTCCATTACAACGCCCACAAATCTTATATACCGGTACGCCATGAAACCGGGTTCTTTTTTCATCCAGAACAATCCCTTTACCCTTACACCCTCTGCACGCTGTGCTGACTTCGCCCTTACCATGGCAATGCTGACATAGTTCCTTCACCCATTCTTCCTTGATTACAGATTCCCCGCGTCTGTAGTGTTTCACCACTTCGCGCAATACATTATAAAATCCCGTACCTGAACAATGCTCACAGCGAGCCTTACTTGCCGCAGACCTGGAGTAATCAGCAAAGGCAAAATTCACGAGGTAAGGAATAATCTGTAACCGGATTTCTTCACTCAATTTGTTCAATGTCGGGTTATCCAGTGCCATCGCGTAATTTAGCAGGCCTTCAATCGCAAACTGAGCGTCCTGAACACCAACTTTTGCCAGAAATAAGGCCAACCCAAGTGGTGCTTTCGACTGCACCATCCCCTGCGCTGCCATTACATCCGTAATTGTTAAACAACCGGTGCCTGTCGCTGGAGCGTCATCGCTCAATTTTGGAGATTTTGGGGAGTAATATTTTGGTAAGGCTTCAAGGTTCATGCTCGTTCTCCACTTACGCCAGTACGCCAATTGCCAGCGCGCGATCGATAAAACGAAATATCAGCTCCAGTTGGGAGCCATACTTCTCTTCAAATGCCACTGTATCCGTATGCAGCTCGTTGTGATGCTTTCTGCACAAAGGCAACACAAAGAGATCATGTGCTTTTGTTCCCATTCCGCCCTGCCCGTGACCAATCAGATGATGCGGATCGTCGGCTGGCATACCGCAGCAAGCACACGGCTGTGTCTTAACCCAACGTGTGTATTTCTCCTTAACCCAGCGGCGACGTTTAGGCAGCTTCATGAAAGATTCCGGAGACTCTGGATCAACGGTGATGCTTACCACCGTCTTTTCCTGTGGTGTTTTTTGTTGCTGGTGGGCGTAAGGCAACGGTGCAAGATTTTTTGTGCGTTGTTTCAATATGCTGGTGGCGGTCTGCTCTCCCGGTACGATGTCGCTTTCGCGGTACACCGAGCAGATTTTTTCCGCTGGTAATCCCAGCGAACGACGCGATACAGCCTCAGGTAGTGCATCCACCACCTGATTGCAGACCGCCCACCAGGATAATTCAGCCAAAGATAATTCCCGCTCCTGCGTACCGCTTATTGCGTGACGGATGACGTCAATCACCCATGCTGTCAGATTTTGTTGAGCAAGCAGCTCCAGTGATTCCGATGTCTGGTCACGCAGTTGGTTGTCGCAGTGCCAACACAACACCATTGCGCCGGTACCATAACGGTGAATGACTGTTTCAGAGTGATGGTAATCGCCATTAGGCCACTGGCAGGATGTAACATGACGTAATAGCCAGTCAGACAATGCGCCAACACCGCCAGCAGCACGAATCACCCGTTCGTTACTAAAAAACGGCAGCAATGTTTTGTCTTCCGCCAGCGACTGGCGAACGGCAGGAACGACTCCGGATGGCAGATTACGCATGCTTTTTGGTTCCGGTTCCACCAGCACTCGAGGATTATGAAATATCTGTATGGATTCACGGCCCGGCTTAAGGACCACCAGCCCAAGCTCAGGCACCAGAACAGGTCTAAGTAATACCCGCACGTTACCTCCAGATCCGTTGCTGGAAAGTGCGGGACGCACGTGGTGGGCGTTCGGAGTAAGGCAATCTGACTGAGATTATCCAGTGACGGTAGTCGAGGCTAAGGGCTTTCTTAACCTCGTATCCGCGCCTGCGGTAACACTGAATTATCCATTCAGCCTGCTCTTCAGTGCATGGAGGGTGTTGGAACCATTCAGACTTGAATGCGTGAGAATACCGCTCGTGCGTGCAGACAAGAACGGGCGAATTATCAGAATTGTAATATTTTACGTTGCGTGCCATCGGTTTTCTCCGGTGGCACGGTGTTACTCAGCGGGAGTTCAGCCCCGCGCAAGATTGTAGATGAGTTTATTCTTCTGCAAAAGCTGAAAAGCCTGCTTTTATTCCGATCTCTTTCAGTGCCTGTAATGAAGTGACAAACTCACCTTCGCGCAAGATAAATCCGTCTGTCACTCGACCATCCACAAAATTAATTAACGCAGCCCCATTCTTTCGCAAACACATAATGCGGTAATGACTAACAAGATTTCCATTTTCAACGCACACAGCATAGAGGCCATCTTCACAAAAAATTTTACGCAGTTCTTCGATGTTCATCATCAGAATCCTTCCGGATAATTAGCTCTCCCCTTTAAGGGACCATCCCTCTTATCCCTGCGCGCTACTTAAGTATTTTTGATTCTATTCCGGCACCGTCCAGAACTTCAAACGCGTTGAAAATAAAAACAAAAACCCGCCGAAGCGGGTTAAGTGCGGGTGCGTTGAGGATGCCTGCCACATCAGAGGTGGCGAGGGATTTCTCCCTCGCCGGGTCTCTTACTCCTCAGGTTCGTAAGCTGTGAAGACAGCGACCTCCGTCTGGCCGGTTCGGATTCGTACCTCGCAGAGGTCTTTCCTCGTTACCAGTGCCGTCACTATGACGGTTAAACAGATGACGATCAGGGCGATTAACATCGCCTTTTGCTGCTTCATAGCCTGCTTCTCCTTGCCTTCCGGCACGTAAGAGGCTAACCTACATGTGTCTAGCATGAAATTGGCCTCAGATTAATGTTAAGCGTCTTGCAGGACGCGTAATGTTAACTGGGGCTTTTCTCTATCTGCCTTTGGTGTTCATGCCCGAGGCAGATAGCCTCAAGCACCCGCAGCCATTCTACTTAACTACCGTTACCTCGCCAATATGAAATCAGTCAGAAAGGCGATCCATAAGAACAATAGCAAGACAATAAATCGCCATTACAGCCGTAATAGCCAGCGCACATTTGAGAACCAGCACCACAACCTCCTGTATTGGACGTACACCAGTCCTGATGAATATGAGGCTGTCTCGTCAGTGATTCAATACAACTATTGGGTATAGTTTCTCTGATTTTTTCTGTGGAAATGGGGCTCAACCACTAGTCACCACCAGCACTTCTTTTAATACGCAAAGTCCGACACAAGCTAACCTTTTAGTCCGCTTTGAGCGAGGAACGGAAGTTGGGACTACAGTAGAAATTTTAGCTGAATAAGGAATAATCAGTGCGCATCATAATATTACTTAACAGTGTCAAAGTGATTTATGACTTTTACTAACCGTTCTAACAGGCTTGTAAATCCACTAAAATCAATTTCATGCTTGTGGGCATGAACAATATGAGTTGCGAAAGATTCCTTGCTCAAATCATTATCATGATCACGCTTAGAGACTGTATTGAAAAACTTACCTTTATGTGGTCTAAGTCGATCTGCATCTTTAAAAAAATGCTCTATATCAGTTCCTGTATATCCCTTAACTTGAGGGGTAAGCACTAAATAAAGATTACAAAAAATATGTACAAACTCAGAGGCGCGGATATCTGGAACACCTGTGGGGAAAATACCAATATTATCAACTTTACTAACGTAATTAATCAGATCTTTTGGTCCGCTATCATTATCAACAAGTATAATTACTGGATTAGATGGTTTGGGAGCCTTATAACGATTAAAGTGTTGTTTATAATGAATAACAAAATCCTTTAAATAATCAGCGCCACCATAAAGTTCAAGTAAATATTTTGTCCGCTCATTGTAGTTAACAAATTTAGTCCGTGGCTTATAAGAGAGCCCTGGACTTTCAGCTACCGCCAAATTAGGGAATGATGAGGCTAACTTATGTATTGCTGCCTTCAGATAAATATTGTCAGTTTTACCTTCCGTAAGAATTGTTGGTAATTCATTGCCATAAAATAAACGATAGAAGAGAAACTCACTAAACGTTTTTTCTCTAGAACTATGCAAGTAACGCCTTTTTTTGGCATGGCCATTTTTATTGGCATCTTTTTTTAAGTGATATTTTGGATTTAATTTTTCGCCTTGACGCAATCTATTATAGTGGTCAACTTGGTCTATGAAGTTAAGTTTGCCTGCAAGGCTATTAACATTCCCCTTTATTTCCTTGCCGTCAATCACCTCTAAGAACTCACCATGTTTAAATAAATGGTCACATTGCGCACGCACAAGCCTCCAATATTCTTTTTTCGTGTTTGGCTTTTTATTAACCACTAAGCCTGTTACATCTTGCCTCGAGTCTTTATACTGATTTCTTGTCTTCCCATCATTAATTATAAAACCTGAGCGAGTTATCTCGCCCCTAATTTTCTTACTAACGATATATTTACCATTTTGATTTTTTGCTATAGCAGAAGGAAACGCCCCCTTCCTCGTAGAGAATGTAATATCATCAGCATATCTTGTAAAAGTGGATGAGTTTCTTGATGCAATCGCTGCCAGTTTAATGTCTAACGAGTGAATGATTAGATTAGTGATTACTGGGGAGCATGGGCTGCCTTGGGGTAGTTCATTGTTGTAGCACGCAATTTTAGCAATTACAGTTGCGATTTCCGGATCGAGTGCAAAGTTTCTATTTTTTATGAAAAAACCTCGGACTCTACCAAAGTTAAAACTGCCGAAAAAATTATCCAAGTCTATATTAAAAACATATTTTTTCCCCAAATGCATCATTGCATTTGTAATAATTGAACGCTTTCTTTCAAATCCATGAGACAGTGAGGGTTGTTTGATTTCTGAGTTGGAACATTTTAACTTTAATATTTTTGAGTTTTTTGCTTTCTGCCTTGCTAACTCTGAGTCTGGAAACTTAATGCAAACTATTTCGTCTAAGCAATCTAGAAGCAGTCCTGATAAGGATGACTGTATCGTCTTTAATATTCCGTTAGGTGCACTTATTATCCGTTCGCCGCCATTTTTTTTTGGTATCTTAAACTGTGTGTATTGATTTTCAGGTTTTAATACATATAGGCAGTATGTTAACGCTGAAGGTTTGATTCCTAATAGCTTAGCCAAGTCTGGTTTTGTTTTTGCTTCTTTTAATGATTGTAGTCGTTTCACTTTAGATCGCCTCTAAAAGGGTTTATGGGCACTCTTACGCAAACTTGACAAGAACCTTAAGAAATGCGAGGAACATGAGATCCTGAAAGGCAATCCTATCGGACATTTTTTTCACTGATCGCGAAACGCGACCCAAAATCTGCCCATAAACCATCACCACCTTAACATAACTTCAAATTTACGCAATTAACTAATTCAGTTTGTTGCATTTTGCCTTTACAAATGTGATTAATGTCACTTGTGGTTATACACCTTTACAACCAAAGCTTTGTATAAAGTTCGAAATTATTGCACGACTCATACAAGGTTGGGATATTTTCTATTTTAACAACGTCCGCCTCTGGCACAAAGCGGACAACCACGCCAGATCTACCCTGTGCCATGAAAAATGAGAATGTCAATTCACTCCTGAACTAATGCTTTTTAATCTAGTAACGTCTAAAATACCTAACATTATCCCTGATAAAATGCCAGTATGCGCTGCATAACTTCACTCATCCGGCACTCGCGACAGATTATGTTTAGGCGACTGTCGTAGCGACGTATTTCTCCATCAGGTAACGACCAGATAAGGTCCGGATCAACCACAGCTGTTTTCTTCACCTTTGCCCTCGAGAGTTTTTTGCGGGCGTTTTGCCAGTCCTTACGCGCCTGTTCAGACGGGAATAACCCGTAGCCGGAGTTGTATACATCGCCACTGGCTACCAGCTCTCTGGCAAGAACGCTCATCAGATATCTAGTCGCACCTGTTTTAGCTTCCAGTTGCCGTAACGTCTCACGACCGCTCTGGCGCACGAGTTCCACCACCTGCCCTTTAATTTTTTCCCGCTCTTCTTGTGTAAAAACTTTTGCCACAAGTCCCCCTTAAAATTACCTCATGACCTGAAATCAAAACTTATCCTCTGAAACCAGGCGGAATTTCTGTATCCGGTTCAGAAATATGATTAACACAACGCTGTACAGGTGAACGCCCCAGGCGGATGACCAGTTCGTCCCATTTTTCGCGGAGCTTTGACGGGCTCATGATGTTTTTTACCCAGAATGGATCCCGCTGTACCCGACCAAACATTTCACAAATTTGTCTGTGGCTTCTGCCATCCAGCATCCGCATTGTGCGCACATCATTGGCCCAGACAGTCCAGTTAGGCTCTTTTGGTCGCATGATCTCGCCATCATCACTGGCGGCCTGTTCGTAGAGACCCACGATCCGCCACCATATCCACTGCGCACACGCCAGATCCTCCTGGCTACCCCACTGGCGTTTTTTCGCACTAAACACAACTGCGCCAGGGTGCCGGATTAAAAAATCCTGTTCAGCCGTCTGCGGGTCCGGTTGCGAAGCTTCCGGACGAAAAGTGTTTTTATTCTCTGTAGTAATCTCTGTTGTATTCTCTGTAGGATCATCGGGCCATTTTGACCCGATGACATTGGGTCGTTTTGAACCAATGGAGCGTTTCATTTTGACCTCTTCCATCGTGTCATTTTGACCTGATGGAGCGGCGCATTTTGAACCGATGGATTCGCTCAATTTGCCATCATCTAAAAGCTCGCTCCCATAGTTAATCGTGTAGAAATTGGTCATATCGCGCTTTGATTTATTGAGCTTTTCACAACGCAAAAGCCCCAGCGTTTTCAGACTTGCAAACGCGCGCTTTAACGTTGACTCTGACCAGAATGGGAACTGTTCCAGCCATTGTTCCGTTGTGTTGTAAATCCAGCGAACACCATCACATTCCATGCCGGAATTGGTATCTCTCAACCAGTAATGCAACTGCTGCAACACAATGGCTTCATTTAAGCCAATCTTCATCGCAAGCTGTGTGTTTATAACCAGTGGGCGTTCAGCAAAAAGAAGGCTCATAATTCCATCCAGCTTTTTGTTGGTATTGCTGTCGATACGCAAGTTTGAAAGCAATTGCTTTTTCTATAAGTTCGTCAGTTTCACGATCCACTACGGCAGGATCAGCAAAAAGCAGTCCGGACTCCACCACATCGCCATATTCTTTGTTTAACCCGGCGATCATGTACGTGATGCTTTTTCCGTCACTAATTTCACGATACAACCTGAAATCATTAATCCGGATAGCCTCCATAATTGCAGGCACTAGCGCCGTGAACTTTTCACGCTTATCCCTGGTGTCGATAGCCTTCCAGCGTTCGAATATCTTCACTCGATTAACGCCAAGTGCTCGCTGATCAACCGCGCCACCTTCATCTGTGACACGCTGAACATCGATGTTCGGGCGCTCTTTCAAAGCCCAGAATGCTTCAGTGATTAATATCGTCGCCTGCTCCTGTGTCATTCCTGGTCGACATATCCAGGCATCCAGAGCCTCACGAGCCTGTTCAGGAGTGATTTTCATTGTTCAACCGCCCCGCCCGCTTCGTCTTACGATATTCGTCATAAACTTTGGGATCATACTGAAGCTCCCCGCCAGATGCCTCCTGTAGACGCATCGCGCGACCTTCAGGAACCAGTATCCCCCAAGCAGCAACACTTGCCAGCCTCACTCCTGCGGCATTGGCAAGCTTTGTTTTGCTGCCAAAAAAAGTAATTGCGTCAACTTTAAGCATCAAAGCCCCCTATTGTTAGACTTTTCTAACATTATTGTGCGCGGGATACCTAAGTCAAGAAAAATTAGAATTACCTAACTATGGATACAAGAACCCTAGGCCAGCGAGTTCTGGCGCGACGAAAAGAATTACGCTTAACACAACGAGAAGCTGCGCGCCTCGCTGGAGTTGCTCACGTCACAATTTCACAATGGGAAAGAGACGAAACCCAGCCAGTCGGAAAACGATTGTTTGCTTTAGCGGATGCTCTGAAGTGCTCACCTACATGGCTAATGTTTGGTGACGAAGACAAGGCACCAGTGCCTGCACAAGAACTACATGTGGAAACAGAGCTAACTCCCAACCACAAAGAATTGATCGAATTATTCGATGCTCTTCCATCTTCCGAGCAGGAAGCCTTACTGTCTGAAATGCGCTCAAGAGTAGAAAACTTCAACAAACTCTTCGAAGAAATGCTTAAAGCGCGTAAAAATAAATCAATAAAATAACATTCTTTTCAAGTGATTAGTTGCGCCCACCCTTTTTGTTAGACAAATCTAACAAAAACACTTGCCTCTCGTGTTAGGTTATTCTAAATTACTTTCCATCAAGACACCGCACGGTGTTCTCAGCAAACAGTTCCGCTATGTTGGCGAATGAGACGGAAGCATTCCTGGTTTTCTGCAGGCGTCGGGTCTTCCATCCAGAACATGCGATAATCTTCAATGCTTTTACCAAAGCGCGCCGCTTCAATAGGCGTTAAGCGATGGTGCATGTCATGCAGCAAATGTTCATTAAAACCAAACTTGTTACGTACCGCGTCAAACAATTTCGGCATGAAATCGAGGTATTTCTCCGTCGACCACAGCTGCTCTTCCGGCCACTGTCCTTTGGTTGCGGGTTCATAAGCCAGACCTTTACCTTTCGACATGCCGTAGGTGGTTTTCATACCAGGGATTCCGCACTGCACGCGGATGGCTTTGAATCCCAGCTCCTGATGACGGGCATAATCATCCAGAGCTTCATCAATACTGTGACCGGTGGTATGGCAATAAACCATCACCCCTTCACGAGACGCGCCGCCGAGTAACTGGTAAAGCGGCATGTTGGCAGCTTTGGCTTTAATATCCCACAGCGCCATATCAACCGCTGAAATGGCCGACATCGTAACCGGACCGCGACGCCAGTAAGCACCTTTATAGAAAAACTGCCAGATATCTTCGATACGGTGCGCATCGCGACCAATAAGCTGCGGACAAAGGTGATCCTGCAAATAAGAGGCCACGGAAAGCTCACGTCCATTGAGGGTGGCATCCCCAAGGCCCGTAATACCGTCCTCAGTGGTGATTTTTAATGTGACGAAATTACGCCCCGGACAGGTAACAAAAACTTCAGCCTTTACGATCTTCAT